GGTCAGCCTCAGCCATAGCATCTTCTGACCTTTGGGCCATAACGTCTTGTGCTGCCTGACGTGCTGGATCTCCCATGTCAGGGTCTGATATCCCACCGGAACCTGTTAGTAATTGGCCCTGGATCAAATCCCAAGCGTCTTGGGGATCTTTCTCAATCGGATCTAGTTCATCAACAGCGCCCCTATAGCCGTAGTCAGGTCCCATTTGTTGCTGTATTAAATCCAGTGCATCTAGGCCTGACGGCGTATATTGTGGTTCACTAATTGGCTTTGAGATATCATCCAGAACTCCACTTGCTGGCGACGTCTGTTTCATCAGATCAAATTGATCCAATTGAGTCAAGGGATTAAACATTGTCTGCGGTGCAGGAGCAGGAGCCTGATAGCGTCTATCTTCCCCTGGAATATATGGTGTTCTTGCCATAACTAATCCTCCGGTATCATATTAGCAACTGAATCTATAATATCTTGAGCGGGCAGTCCCCCAAGCATAGCACGTCGTTCCTTTTTCTCAGGACCCATAATGCTTTCTATCACACGAGACAGCTGTTGCTCTGCTATCTCGGTTGCCATATCTATAGGAGTTTCCACCTGATTAACTTTATTCGGTATTCGTCTGGCCATATCTAGCTTATCCTTTCCCCACTGGGGACATTTACGGCAGCACCGGGCTGAGAACCAATCTGGCTACCTAAGATATCAAATCCACCTAGACTACGAGGATATACACTGGGTTCTCCTTCTCGTCCCTGCATTCGGCCACGTTGGATATTAGCCTCACCTACCCTTGGGAGCTGTGCTCCGCCAAGGTTCTGATTACCGGGGTTAACTCCGGGCTGGTCTCCAGTTGGAGATATTGCAGTTTCCATCTGCTTGGGCAGTCCTATTCTATCCAAAAGCACCTGTACCTGTGCCTGTATCATCTCAGGTGTTTCCAGTAGTTGTTCTGCTCTTTGCATCATTTGTTCTTCGAGTGGGTTAATAATACCCGCTCTTTTTTGTGCTTCATACTTAGTTATAATCCCGGCAGTATAAAGACGCAGCCCCAGTAACGCCTCACGTTCTCGCTCTTCCGGCGCCTCTGCTTTTACCTGAACTACGTTTTCATAGTAACCACGTATATCCTCTGGTCCAATAGCCTGGTCAAAATTATGTACTTCAGTACGAGCATGAACGGTAACTCGTCCCTTGATCTTATTTTCTACCATCTGAGCAAACTTGGTATTTAATTGCTCAATAGCGTGACGAAGACCATCAGCCACGCCCTGGAAAACTAACCTACCCATACCAGCAAGAGAAGCTATTGCATATCCAGCCGATACACCAGCAGGTCGTGCTCCACGTATAACATTCGGGAAGGTTGCTTCTTCAATCTTATTTTGTATAACCACAAGTTGTTGATATAGATCCTGTGGCACCTGGGGCATTGGAGACATTTGTACCGATACGCCCGGTTCTAATATATTCTTACCACCGAATAATTCGTAGTTATCAGCTGTTTTCTCAGCTGCCTGCCTGGGACCCTGGAAGTCGAGCGTACGCCATGCTATGGTTCTAACTATCGCGTCAATTTGGGTAATAAGTCTGGCTTCTTCATCTAAGAGGGACCTGACTGGTTTATTAATTCCCCAGTACCTATCCTGTGGCGACCCATCTTCAAAAGTATGGCTGTGTACAGGTAAAATAGCTGTATATGGTAGGTGCCCATAACCGTGTCGATAAGGACCCCATACAAATTTACCGTCAATTATATACGCACACCACTCTCTATCCCAATATTCAACCCACTCTATAAGATCCGAAGAGTCTTTACCAGATAGCCATTGTGGATATTGCCACTTTAAATCCCCAACAGTGCGTTTATATGACTCAATGACCCATTTTGTACCTGACTTTGAGTCGTCCCATATCAAGTTTTTTGGATTAATTACACTAACATCAAACGGAA